TCGTCACTCTACATGTCGGGCCAAAACACAACACTTGCCAAGGTTTTGTTGTGTGTCACTCCGTTGATCAGGCGGGGTTTGGAAAGAACGATTTTCACATCGTCTGAACTTTTTGGCTTATCAGACTTCCATATTAAAGAAATAAAAGATGTTTTTCTATGTTTGTGTTTTCTGATTTTTACTTTTATAGTTTATCGACATACTGGTCTACGGTTTGGCTCGTGTACTGGGATTAGATGGGTGGTGCAGTGCCCATGTACCATATGAAAAGATTGGTGCTCCCTGTGTTGTAACCACCTCCTCCACCGAATTGGAGATAGTTCGCAGGGCCAAATCCTTGCTGGGTAACCTGTACAGTCTCAACATCACTACCATAATTGGCTGTGAATGACTGTAACTGGAACACTAATGACCCACCATTGTTTCGAAAGATTGACGGTCCAGCAATCACATTCGCACCTGAACTTGCTTGCCCTGGATTCCCGGTAATACCCACTCCAGCATAGACCAGTGAATACATGTAGTAACCTGGTACGGATAAAACGATGGCTTTACCATTCGTAGTTCCATCTGTGCTTAGATAGAGTCCTGGGATGTTGTTGGCAAGTATAGTCGGTGAATTAGCATTTACACCGCTAAACGGATACGCAGAATTGCACAAGTTGAGCAATCCTTGGATATGAGTATATGCATAAGCATTGATGTCCACCTTCGGCTTACGAAGCACGACATCATAAGTAACCCATAATTCTCCAAGGTTAACACTTGCGGCTGAAGTCCCTATAGTTGCTACCTGCATGTTTGCGAAATCATACATTTGTTGCCCGCCTGTGGTAACAGCCGTACTTCGCACATATTGGGTGTTTAATGGTCTAAGGGCAGGGTCACACTCCAATGGATGGAGTAAATTTGCCGAAGGAACACCGGAAACAGAGTATTCGTATGATTCCATCTGTTGTTTTGTGGAGAAATTTGGGTCCACTACATCGTAGTTGGACGCCAAAATCACAGTTCCGAGAGCTTGGTTGGTAGAAATTGAACCGGAGGTGGTTCGAAACTCAAAGACCAAGCCTTTAAACTGATACTCCTCAAAATTTGGTGCAACGGACGACAACCAAGGGAAAGTGTTAGTCAATCCAGGATTGACTATATAACTCGTTAGGTTGAACTGTCCGGCTACCGTAGATGTAATCACATCGGTAATGTATTCCCTGTGACAAATTCGCACGCCGTCGCCTGCGGACGTGAATGTTGGTATGGTTTGGCCTTCCCAAACCGTGTTGGAATTGACCTTGTATGCCCCAAAACCAGTGATTCGGGAGATCAAACTTCCTCCCAAACCCCCAATGGCAGCACCAGCTGGTCCAAACATTGAACCAATTGCGCTACCTGCATCGGCAAGGTTATACTTGGGTACAACCTTCTTCCGAGCAACCATTGCGGTTGACTTCTTCTTGGTGGCCTTTTTGGCCCCCTTCTTCTGCTTGTTCGCCATAACAGCAACTGCTTTTAATGATGATTCTGATGACTAATCTCTTGAACCACATACACTTTAAATAAAATCAAAATAAATCTCTCTTCTCTCTCGTTCTTACAAAACTTCAAAAATGCTCTCAAAATGGGGTTTTAATCCCATGCGAGGAGGGGTGTAAGGGACATTCAACCTCTTGTAAAATGTCTCATAGTGTTTTTGAAACGTTGGCGTAAAGCCGAAGGCTGTTTCGAATGAACACCTGGTTTCCCAGGGGATCTTCTCAACTAGGCTAAAATCAACACCACGTCTTAGATACCAAAACCCGTTGCGTTCTTGTTCTACCGCCTTAGCGTTGCCACCCATCCGTAGCAACATTCTGTAAAACTCACACCAAATAGGCATACCCGCGTATAGTGCTAATCCGCCTTGACCCAAGGCTTTCATAATCCCGCGCCATTGTTTCTCACTGTCACATTGTAGAGTTGTGATCAAGTCTTTCGACACACACAACCTAGGATCCCTAACCATCAAATAGGATCCGTTGAATAAGACTGGTGAGCATTGACAGAAAACGATCTTTTCAATCTGACGAACAGGTGCTTCAAACTCCAGTTTGAAGCCAAATGCTTCGAAAAACGCCGGTAATCCCGAAGCC